TTATAAATAATTTATTAATTATAAATAATATTATTGTCTTTATTAAATTTGTAAACTATATTTTTACAATTATAAATATTAACTTTGAATATTCATTTGGAATTATAATAATATTAAATCATTTATAATAAAACAAATGCTTATAAAATATAAAATACGAATTTTAGAAGCTGTTATAAAATAACTAATCTGAAAGAATTATTTTAATAAATATAATATAAATGATATAAATGATTTAAATGATTTAAATTCATAAATCATTTATATTATATTTATTATTGTTTTCAATTTTTTTACGATTATAAAAATAATTTCTTTAAAACATATTCCAAAGGAATTATAATTTATTAAATGATTTAGAAAATTAAATGATTTATAACATAATAAAATAATAAAATAGGTATTCAACATATTTCAAAGAGATTAATATTTTATTGTTTTTATTAGTTGTTTGTAACATATCTCAAAGAGATTATTTTTATTGTTTTCACGATCGTAAATATTTTGAAAGAAAGATATTCCCACAGAATTAGTTTCAAAGAAACATATTCTTACAGAATTATAATTTAATAATATTATTTATGAATATTAAATGATTTATGAATAATAAATGATTTATCTAAATTTTTATTGTTTTTGTTATTTTCTCAATTGTAATTTATATTTAATAAATCATTTATGAATTATAAATGATTTATCATAATAATAAATATTTTTAATTTTATTAGTTGATTGCAATATATCAAAGGGATTGTTTTTATTGTTTTCATAAAAGTAATATAATTTAAATATTAATTACTGCATAATAATTTCCAAAGGAAGTAAATCATTTAATATAATAAATCATTTAATATAATAAATCATTTAATAAAATAAATATTATTTTTCTTGTTTTATTGTTTTCTTGTTTCACAATTTTAAATTGTTTCAATGAAACATATTCTTACAGAATTATAATTATTAAATCATTTATTTAATATAAATCATTTATAATTTGCAAATATTATTTTTATTAGTTGTAACATATCTATTTGATATTAGTTGTTTGTAAAATATCTCAAAGAGATTATTTTTATTGTTTTGGCAATTTTAAATTGTTAGAAAGAAACATATTCTTATAGAATTATAATTATTAAATATTTATAAGTTTAAATCATTTATAATTTATAAATGATTTATAATCGGTTTATAATTCAGAAATATTAATTTTATTTTCACGATTGTGAATTGTTTGAAAGAAATATATTCTTATAGAATATAATTATTAAATCATTTAATATAAATCATTTATTTAATATAAATCATTTATTTAATATAAATCATTTATTTAATACAAATCATTTATTTAATATAAATCATTTATAATTTACAAATATTATTTTTATTAGTTACTTAAGTTTAAAATTAATTGCAATGCAACAGCTCTCAAAGAGAGTAAAGATTTTTCAAACAAATATGAAATTGATTTGAAATAATTATTTATTAAGTTTATTTACATTATTTATAATTTCATTTATAAATTTGCTATTTTGTATTATTTCTAGAAATAAATTATTTATTGCATTATAATAAATATTTTTAAAATCTCTTTTTATGTCTAAAAATAATATTATTCTTTCTTCATTTGTATTATTTTCTACTGAATGATCCACCACATCATCAAAAATTAAATTTTTTCCTTCTTTCCAAAAGTATTTTTCATCGTTAATATTTATAAAACAATTTTTGTAATCTTTTGGTATAACTAATCCCAAATGATATCTTAATATTCCTTTATATAATCCGACATGTTTTTCAATTTTTGCACCTGGTTGTAATACACTAAAGTTTGCTAATGTACAAGGTATTTTATTTATTAATTTCATTGTTTCTGGAAATTTTTCACATACATCTGTATCATTTCCATATGCTCTTAAATATAAAGTATTCCATTTATTTAATTTATCTGGATCTGCTATTATACTATTAATTGATTTATGTAAGGGAATTTCATTATCTTTTGAATAATTTAAATATTCATCTCTGATTAATTTCCATTTTTCTTTAAATTCTATTGTCCAAGTAAATTCATTTGAATCAAATATATATTCATCTTCTCCACAAATTTTATTAAACATTTTGTTTAATAAAAGTGCTATATATATTATTTTACTTCCAGAAAACAAATCTTTTAATTGATAAATGACATTAAATTGTTGTTTTATTTCATTTACAGGAAGATCAAAACAATTTGTTAAAGATAATTTTTCGAATCCAAATGTTTGTAATATTTCTGTAGTTTTATTATCAATAATATTTGTTAATATATAATCATAATTTTGTCTAAATGAACCAAATATTAATAAAAATAAAATTAATCTTCCAAGACCAGGTTTATTATCATTTAAATTTGTTTGATTTATATGCAAATAAATATATTTTATAGTATGTTTAATTCCTTTATCTGATGTAAATGTCAAACTATTTTCATTAAATGTTAAATGCGAATGTATAATCATTTTTTTATCAATTCCAAGTATAGTTGCACAATCTTTTTCTTTAAAATCAATAAAACTATTTTTTTGTTGCAATAATTTTGCAAATTCATTTGAATTCATTAATTTCAATTCATCGCTTAAATCACATTTTTTAATTAATTTAAAGATTTCTTCCATAATTATTGACATATTAACTGAATTCATTTTTCTTATACATTAACAATAATAAAAAAATCAACATTGATACATAAAAACAATTTAATTTAATTTATTTATTTATTTATTATTATTTGATATTCTTTTTCTTTTTTTATTGATTATATTTGAATTTAAATAATATAAATATATTTTTAATGTACTTTCCATTTTATTATTTATAATTTGTAATGTTGAATATATCTTTCTTGCCATATATTTATTTATAATAATTATTTTGATTTGTAAATCAAAATAATTAAAAAAATATTAAATGATTTAATTTTTTGAGAAATTATTTATTTAATTTATTTATACATTATCTCGCTTTAAATATTGTTTTGATGCAATCCAAAATTGTGTAAATGATGTTGATGATTTTATTTGGAATAATAATTCCATTTTTGAATCTTCATTTAATATTTTATGATTAAATATTTTATTTAATTGACAAATAGTATTAAATAAAATATTATCATTAGGTTTAATTAGTATAGTTGAATGAATTTTATCTATAAATTGAATTATTGATTGAATATCTAAAGATTCAAATTGAATAATATTAATATTCGTATAAAAATATTTGTTATTATTATAAAATTTAATTTTGATAACATTTAAATTTGATTCTAATTCGAAAATAAATGAAAAAATTCCAGCTTCTTTTGATATTTTTTCAATTTTTTTATAATTAGAAATATCAATTTTCCATTCATTTAAATTATCAATTTTAATTCGCAAATTATCATTATTATTTGAAATTATATATGGAATTCCAAAAAAATATAATTCATAATAATCACCAAAATTTGATTTTAATAAACTATTCAAAACAAAATTGCATTCCATCGAATATTATTTAAAATAAAATAATTCTAAAAAATATTCAAATAATATAAATTATTTATTAAAATATAAATCATTTAATAAATAATAAATGATTTATTAAATAATAAATGATTTATTAAATAATAAATGATTTATTAAATAATAAATGAATAAATTCGAAAATGAATATTTTTGATAATTTATTTAAAATTAAAAATTTGATAAATTAAATGATTTAAATATAATATAAATGGTTTAATTATTATTTTGATATATTGAAGAATGATTTGTGAATTTATTTGTGAATTAAGTTTTAATAATATTATTTTTTATTCGGGATTATGTAAATCAGAAATAATTTCTTTAAATGAAATAAAAAAAGATTTAAATGGATTTGGTAAAGGATTAATACCTCTACAAAGTTTAAAAATAAATTTTTTATTAGTTAATGAAGAAAATATTCTAAATGGATTAAATGAAAAATTGAATATAAATGATTTTCCAATTATTGGATATACTGAAGAATTTATAAATAATGAAAATAATAATTATTCCAAAATAACATATTTCAAAGAGATTAAATGTATATTATATTTTAATTCGAAAATATTAAATGAAAAAATTATAATACATGAATCAATTTTGAAAAATGATTTACCAATAAATTATCTTTATGGATTCCAAAGATATATTTATGCATTAAATATTAAAAAAATAAGAAAATCTTGTATAATATTTTGTTTCTATTTAGATTTTAATTTATTTAGAAAAGCTTTTAATTTATGTTGTGATTTAAATGATTTTATTGATTATAAAATGATTAAATAAAATGATTAAATAAAATGATTAAATAAAATGATTCTTTTATGAAACATAAACTTTATAAATCATTTACTTCTTTCAGAAGCTGTTATTTATAACTAATTCTTTCAGAAGCTGTTATTTATAACTAGTTTCGAAGAAACATATTTCAAAGAAATTATTAAAAAATAAATCATTTATATAAAATTTCTATTAAAAATTTATTTTTATTGAAATTATAAAAATTTATTAAACTTTATTTCTTTTAAATTAAATGATTTATAAAATTTATAAATCATTTATAATAATTTAATAATGAAATATTTTACAAATATTTATTTCAAATTGAATGTAATTAATTATTAAAGAAATATCAATAAATGATTTAAAATATTAAATGATTTACTTAAAATATTTATGAAATTAGATTTTTCAAATGAAAATAAATTTAATTATTTTTGAATTTAATTTATTGTACTCTCATTGAGAGCTATTGCAATGCAAGTAATAAAATCGATATAATATAAATACTTGAAATATTAAATGATTTATTTGTTTTAAATGATTTATTTGATTTTAAATATTAAAATGAAAATATTTATTTTTGATTATTAATAAATTTATTTCTATAAAGTATTTATCAAAAGATAAAATAATTTATTTAATTTGATTTATATAAATCATTTATAAATATTTATAAATGATTTAATAATAATATATTTTTATTAATTATTTTAAATAATGGCGAGATTTATTTAACTATAAAAATCATATTTTTAAATAACAAATAAATGATTTATGAAAAAATATTTATTGATTCTTTTTAATGGATTCTTTTTTCGATTATAATTTAAATGATTTAATAATTTTATAAATCATTTATATAATATAAATTAAATTATTCAATAAATATGTTATTTTGAAAATTATTTATTAATATCGATTTGAGATTAATTATTAAAATATTATAAATAATTCCTATGGAATATGTTTCTTTGAAACTAATTCCTATGGAATATGTTTCTTTGAAACTAATTCCTATGGAATATGTTTCTTTGAAACTAAATTATTGATATAAATAAATGTTTTATAATTATTTTTCAAAGTTTTCATTTGTAAGAGATTCATTATTTCTCGTTATTTCATAAATATAATTTGGGTGAATGAATATTTTACAATTTAAAAGTAAACAATTAATATCATTCAAAGTTTTTTTAAAAGAAATTTGTTCAAAAATCCATCTTTCTATACATAATCTACAAAAACTATGTTTACAGCTAAGAGTAAATAAATGAGATAATTCTAAGCAATTTGAGCATTGAGATTTAATATTTTTAATATTTTTATTATCATCTGAAGTAATTTTTCTTTTTAAAGAAATATTATTAGTGGAATAATCAGGAGCGGAAGATTGAATATCATTATCATAATTAATTTCCATGATAAATATTAAAAAAAATCTGGATTTCGAAAATAAAAATTTTAAATGATTTAAAAATAATTTCATTGGAATATATATATTGCTTTATAATTATTTAATAATTTAAAAGGAATATATTATTATTAAATTAAAAGATTTATTGAATTATAAATTTTTTTAAGATTTAAGTTTTTCAGATTCATTTGATTCATTTGATTCGTTTGATTCGAATTCTCTGGATTCAAGATCATCATCAGTTTGATTATAAAAATAAATTGGATGTTTTGGCATATATAATGGTATTTTTCCTTGACCGCATTGATTTATTCTAAATGTATAAAATTCGCCATTGTTGTGAAATTTTGTTAAAGGATCATTTAATAATAATAAATTACAAGAATTATTTTCTCTATCAAATCTTGATAATATAACTTGATCAATTGTATAATCTGGATCATATTTTAATACTTTTTTCCAACTTTCTCCTAAAGGTCTTGTTCTTTCTTTACCATTTAAGAAGAATGTTATATAATCTTCACTAATTACAATATTTTCTTCAATTTTTTTCTCTTTTTTTATTGTTTTATCAACCTTTTTTGAAAGGCTTATACCCATTTTATTAATCAATATTTTGACAATTTATTTAATAAAAATCTAATAAAATTTTTGTTACATTGTTTTAATAAAATTTAGAAAAAATGATATTGAAAAAATAAAAAATTAATAAAAAATAATGTTATTAATTTTAAATCATTTAAAATAATTTTAAATCATTTAAAATAATTTTAAATCATTTAAATGAATATTTTTGATTTGAAAACTTTAATTTAAAATTTTCGTATTAAAATATGTCAAAAATTCTTATTCTGTTATTTTTTGTTGGGATTATTTATTGTCAACCTGTCAATATTCTTCCATGTGGCAACGGAACATGTTATTATCCTCAAGGAACATGTTATGAACAAGTATGCTCTTGTTCAAGATATTGGAGTGGAAATAATTGTTCTATACCATGGAATGAAGTTCAATCATCTTATCAAATAACATTTAATATTTCTACTGGGATAATGTCTATTATATGTTTCGGAATGATTATATTTGGATTTTATGCTATTTATCAAGGAATTAAATTTAGAATGATCATGAAAATTTGGTCTTATAATTCTGAAGAAATTGGTTTACTTAAAAAAATTAAAATTAATTTTGATAAAACAAGAGATTTTACTTTTTTTATTAGTATTATGATAACGATTGGATTAATATTTAAACTATCTTATTATGTTTCAAATCCTCAAACATATGGACAAACTTATGCATCTATTGCTGGAGAATATATTTTGTTTCAATTTCCATATCTTCTTTGGTCTAATTCCAATGTTTTATTAACATTATTTTGGATGCAAACTACACAATGTTTAACTCATATTAGACAAGAAGGATTTTATTATGGAAAAATATTTACAAAATTTTTGCCAATATTTTTTATTATAAATTTAATTATATGTATTGGAACATCTTTATTAGATGCTTTTGTATTAGTTTATCCAAACATTGTAACTTTCAATATTTATGGAGCAATTGTAATTATATTTATGGCAGTAATTCAATTAATTGGATCTTATAAATTTGTGAAAACTGTGAAAGAAATATCTACAGATGTAGGAAAAAATAAGTCTACAATTCTATTTTCAAGAAGAATTATGAATTGTTGTATTGGGATGACAATATCATTAATATTGGCTGTTATTGAAATTTTATTTTTTAATTTTATTGTCGATTTTAATCAAGATCCAATACTCTACATAATATATTCTGATCTAACAGATATATTAATTTTCATTGCACTTATATTTCAATTTATAGTTGTAATTAGAAAAGTTAATAATGATAATAGCGAATCAAAATCAACAGAAAGTGGTTCTGAAGGAAAAAATAATTCTGGTGGAACTAATAATTCGGAAGGAAATAATTCAAAACATCTTTCTGAAATAGCAATTTCTTCAATTAATAATCCAAGTGAAACTAACCCAAATGAATTTATTCCAATGGAAAATATAAATGTATAATTACTAAATTAAATAAAAATTTTATTAATATATTTTGCAAAAGATTATTTAAATAATATATAAATATAATTTATAAATATCTTTGAAAATAAATCATTTATAAATATATTTAAATCATTTAATTGTATTTAAATGATTTAATTGTATTTTATCAGAGCAATTCTAGCGTTATTTCAAAAAGATGAAAAATATTTCAAAAATCAACTGAAAATAACTCTGAAGAAAGAAAGCAAGAAAATAATTCTGATGGAATTTCTGAATGAAATCAAATTCCGATGAAAAATAACAATGAAATTGAATTACCTAAAGTTTAAAATTATATTTAATTGTTATTCATTTAAAAAATAATAATAAATGATATTTATTAATTTTCAACAGTATTAATAATTGGGGAAAAAGGTTGTGGGTTATATGAATATTCAGTGATTTGTTCAGATTGTTCAGATTGTTCAGATTGTTCAGATTGTTCAGAATTTGCTTTTGATCCAGTCATTGTTCCTCTTGGATTTGTATAAGTTCCAGTATTTATTTCTTTAACAATTGGAGCATTGTATGAAGTAGATGGACTTATTGCTTCAGTAAATGTTCTTGATCCTCCCGATTTAGTTTCAGTAAATGTATCATTGAAATTATTATTTGATTCAGCAACAGTCATAGTTTCAATAGGACTTAAATTTGGTTGAGTTTGAATTTCAGGTTGAGTTCGAATTTCAGGTTGAGCATATGGTTCTATCTCAGGTTGAACATTAACATCTTGATAAAGTGATTGAGGAGGATAATCCGTTGTTATAGTTATTTCTTCTTGAATTGGAATTTGATTTCCAATTAATTCATTTTGATTTCTTTGATATTCAACTATTGTTTTTATACTTTGTCTATTAGATTCTGGTAAAACAATAGGTTCATATGTTTGGATGGGTTGTATAGTTTCTATTGATTGATATGGTTGAATTGGCTGATATGATTGGCTCATAATTGGAACTGTTGGTAAAGGTTTCATTTTCGATATTTGTTCATTTGATAAAATTGTGTTTGTTGTTTCAGAATATGCTTCAGTTTCAATTGATCCATTTGTAGTTTCAGACGTAACAACAGTATTGAAAGTTGTTGAAGTGCTTGAAGTTGGATTTCTTGGTGGTAAAAGTGGTGCATTTGTTGTAGAAATTGTTGGCAATGGTGCTATTGACAATGGAACTATTGGAGTTGACATTGCTGGAACTTTTGTTGGTTGAGGAGTATTAAATATCATATTGGCGAACCTCCAATCAACAACAGGAAGTTCCAAACTATAAGTTTTAGGAAATGGTGATGAAATTTGTTCCATTGGTTTTGTAATAATTGGTTTAGGTGTATTTTGTATTGTTTGTTTTCTTGGGACCAAATTTGGAAATTGAACATTTGAATTTATTACTTGTTCTGAATTAGAACCTTGAACAAACATCATTGAACTTGTGGAAACAGAACCTGGATAAACTGTATTATTCATTTTTCAATAGTTTTATATAAATTTTTTTCGAAATTATATTCTATATATGAAAAATTTAGAATTAAAACTATATATTTATTAAGAAACTTTTCAAATTAAATATTTAAACATTTAAATTATAAAAAGAATTTTTAAATAAAAATATATATTTTATATAAATTAATTTTATTGAAAAACTTAATATTATTGATTTCATTTAAGATTTCTTTTTAATAAATAGTAAATAAAATTAATTATTTATATAATACAATTTCTTTAATTACATAAAAAGTTTTAGTATGAAAAAATTTATTTTTGAAAAACTTAAATGAAATAAACAATATCATATAAAATTTATATTTATAATTACATATTTGAAAATATTCAATAAATATTTAATAATATTCAATAAATATTTTATAATATTCAATAAATATTTAATAAATATTGGATAAATATATATTTTTTAAATTGAACTTAGTAAAATTTTTAAATGAAAAACAATATAATATTTAAAATATATAAATAATAATTTTCTTTTTTTTTAAATTTTTTGACAATTAATGTATAGTTTGGATCTTCGATTTTTTAATAATTTTTTTTTTAAAAAATAGGTTTTAAATAATTTATAAAAATTAAATCATAAATATTATTTTAGGTTTTTTTTAAGGAAATTTATATATTGAAAAAATGAATAATTCTAATAATAAATATTTGACATTTTTGGTATTATTATTAATTTGTAATTTATGTCCTAGTGTTTATTGTAAAATGACAATAAATGGACCACCAAAAGTTATGTATATTGATTCTGATGGAGTTAATTGGAATTCACCAGATCAAACTGTTATAAGCATGGTACAAGCGGGATATAATATAATTATATTGTCTTTTTACATATCTAATTTAGGACCAGTCGATATGGCAGTTGCATGGGCTGGATTATCTAATAGTACAAAACAATCTGTTGTATCTTATGCACATTCTCAAGGAGCTATTATATTGGTTTCCGCTGGAGGATCTACGGATATTCCATATTCAATGAATGCAAATACATTTGGGACTACTGTCGGTAATTGGGTAGTTTCACAATTTTTAGATGGTATTGATTTTGATTTGGAAAATCTTGCACCTTATGTTGCTTATCCACCAATGACATCAGCTCAAACAATTCAATGGATGATTTCCGCAACAACTTCAGCCAAAACTGCTATGGGACCCAATTCTTTTATAACACATGCTCCACAAGCACCTTATTTTGGACCAATTTCATCATCTTCAACTGCTTGGGCTGGAGTTTTAGGAGGATATACAGCTGTTTATAAAGGTGCAGCTACTTCAATTGATTACTTAAATGTTCAATTTTATAATCAAGGATCTTGTTATCCAGATTTTACTTCAACATTTTTAAATTCTGGATCAACATCTGGATGTTATTTTCCAGGAACATCTGCCAATGAAATTGCATCTTATGGAATACCATTATCAAAAATAATTATAGGTAAACCAGTAACATCATCAGACGCAGGATCTGGTTATATACCAGCAACAACTTTATCAACAATGTTTTCTCAAGCTCAAAAAACTTTAAATTATACTCCAGGAATAATGGGATGGGTTTGGCATTCTCCAGCAATAAATTCTGCTTGGTTACAAACAATTTATGGAAATTCATCAATTCCTTCAACAACTTCCTCATCTTCAACAACTTCCTCATCTTCAACAACTTCTCAACAAACAACTAGTACAACCGGAACAACTGGATCAATTACTACTGGAGGTTCATCGACTGGCGGTTCAACTACTGGAATTAGTGGAACAACCACTGGAACTACTGTTAATACAAGTGGATCAAATATTTGTTTAACATGTTCTGCATGTTCATGTTGTTGTGCAGTATAAAATGAAATATTTTGATAATATTCATAATATGAAAATGATTAAATCAATAATTTATATTAATATAAAAATATATAAAGTTGAAAAAAATGATTCATAATAATATTATATAAAATACTTTTATTTTATAATAAATAAATTCTAAAACACAAAATTTCTTCTTTTTTATTTTTGTTTATAGTTTTGTTTATAGTTTTGTTTATAGTTTTGTTTATAGTTTTGCGGATAAATTTTGATTAAGTTGTAAATTTTCTTCAAATATTGGCGATAATAATAATTTATAAATTCCATTAGAGGCATGATTTGGATTTTTCATTGTTTCAATTGATAAATTTGGAAATCCTATGCATAAATGAGATTTATCATCATCACCAGATGTGAAATAATCTGAAACTAAAACTTCTAAGCAAAATCCACAAGTTTGAAGAAATTCTAAAATCTTTGTCGTTAAACAACCAATCCAAAGACCATTTTTATCTTCACTAGTTGTTTCTTTAATAGCTAATCCAAAAATTTGCACCAAACTTGGTAGCATTAATCTTTTATATTCAATATATTTCTCATCTGTTTTACTTAGAATTGGTATAACCAATCTTGAAACATCCCAAAAATTATGATTATAATATTGTTTATATTCATTCGAATTTAATTTTTCAATAAGTTGATCTTTTAACTTAGGATTATTATTTATCATTGAAAAAGATAATCCTTTTTTCCATTGAGATTTTGTTGATCTCATACCAACAACAATTTCATTTTCAACAAGTTTTAAATAATATTTAGTTGAAGGATCTTTATCATAATTATCAGTATCATCAGTTGCATTCGGAAGCCATCCCATTGCTTTAACAAAATCTAAACGAATTTTCATATATTTTTCAATTAATGATTTCCCAAGTTCAGATTCTTCATTTTGTGAAATAACAATCATAGATGTTTTATCTTGAAAATGAATGAATTTCATATTTAAAGGGATATTGGTTAATTTGGAAGCCGATAATATTTTGAAAGAAATGTCAATAATTATTTTTAAATCATTTAATTTTATTATTTTAAATCATTTAGTTTAATATTTATCATTTATTTATAGATTTTATAATAAATGATTTAATTAATATATTATTAAATCATTTAATAATAAATTCAAAATCATTGACAGCTCTTGGATTTAACTGCCGCGTTTTGAAAACACCTTTGATTGACTTAATAAATTGTTAAGACTATTATTGCATTTCAATGAATTTGAACAGCAATAATGTAACATCTTCTTTTGGAAATAATATTCGGAAAGAACCTTATGATTTGCAATCAAAACAAATTTTAAATCAATTTGATAGATTTAAAGATAGGAGAAAGTCTTCATCTTTTGTTGAAGGAAATCAATTCGTATTCGAAAATTTCGATGATTTACCACCACCTCCAGATATAGATTTATCAAATCTTCCCCCACCAACATTTATTGAACCACCACCATTTTTACCTCCTAGAAATTTGATTCAAGAAAATAATTCTTCTCCAAAATCTCTTAAAATAAGTTCTTATTCCAAAACTACAGATGACATAAATTCTGAGCAAATTTATGGAAAAGCAAATATTCCTTTACCAAAAATTGCAGAACCTGAAATTTATGTTAGACCTAAAAATAATTTAAATCAAAATGATAAAAATTTAAATGAAAAATTAAATATTATTGAAAAATTAAATGAAAAGAGAAAATTTTTACATGAAAAGAAAAATAGTATAAATGAAACTCTACAATATGATAATAACAAAAATGATAATAACAAAAATGATAATAATTTCACTAATCATTTATTCGGGGATCCTGTTTATGCTAATACTAAGCCAATTTCTATTAATTCAATTCCAAATCCTATTAAAAAACCTTATGGTAGTCATGAAACTTCACCAAATTTGGTGAGAATAAATAGTACAAATAGTATATCGGATATGAATAGCTCTAATGACAATAATAACAATAATAATAACAATAACAATAATAATAATAACAATAATAAGAATATTGCTAATAAACCGATTCGAAATGAATTTATAACAAATGATAAAAAATATGCTGATAAAAGAATTTCAATGTCTCCTAATTCAATTCAAATGAATATTCCATTAAAAGTAAATCAAAATGATAAAAAACAAAAGAGATCTTTATTTAAATCTAATACAAAAAATATTGAATCTAAACCATATGATGAAGTTCCTGAAAAATTCCAAAAAAATTATGATGAAGTTAAAAAAACTGGAATTTTAGCCAAACTTGCTGTTAAACTTAATGTGAAAAAGGACGCAAAACTTTCTTCGTCTGGATCTTCTTCTGGATCTTCTTCTAATTCTATTGGAAAAAATGTGATTATTCCAGATTTTGATTTTGAAGAAAAAGATGAAGATGATTACCGTGTTATTTCATATAATATTAAAATTGGTGATAAAATTGGAAAAGGACAATATGGTATTGTTTATAAAGCTACAATTACAAATGAAAATAGGGAAGTAGCTATAAAAATTACGAATAATGAAAATAACAAAAAAATATCTTTACCAAATGATATTAAAAAAGAATTAGGAATTATTTATAATATAAAACATGAAAATATTATAAAAATAATTGGAATTTATATGTCATTATGTGAAACTAAATGGGGAATAGTATCTGAATATGCCGAAGGAGGAGATTTATCTAATTTTTTAAAAAATAATATTAATGCATTAAAAACAAATGTTTTAGTTAATATCTTAAATCAAATTAGTTTTGGAATGTCATTTTTAGAAGATAAAAATATAATTCATCGTGATTTAGCTGCAAGAAATATTTTAATAACTTTCAAAAATTATGAAAGAACATCTAAAACCAATGATAAAAAAAATAATAATAATATGATACAGTATGGATCTATGCCATCACCTGATAAAAAAACAATTGATGTGAATCCAAAAATTGATAAAAAGGATGATAAAATCAATGATAAAGATAATGATAAAGAAGAAATTGATTTAATTGAATCAACATTATTTAATGGAAAACAGATTATTATAAAAATTGCAGATTTTGGTATGAGTAAATTAATAGAAGTATCGAAAACTCAAACAGATGGATTTTATACATCTTCACAAGAATGCCCAATATTACCTATTTTATGGACTAGTCCTGAAACTTTAAATAATAGAAGATCCGATATTAAATCAGATGTATGGTCTTTTGGGATTTTAATGTTTGAATTATTTACATATGGAAATGTTCCATTTCAAGATTTATCTTCGTCTTCCATTTGTAATAAATTAATACAAATGTATAAAAATAAGAAATCGGAAACTCAAAGTTTAACATATCCATTTGAAAATCAAATAATATTGAAATCTTTATTTACAAATTGTTTAATGATAAATCCGGAAGATAGACCAAATTTCAAAAATATTAACTATTTCATTAATAATGAATTAAAATCTATATACAAACCAAAAGAAATTCATAAAACAAAAACTGATAGTGAATTAGAAAAAATAAATGAAGAATTAGAAAAAATAAATGAAGAATTAGAAAATTTGAAAAAATTAGAAAACTTGGAATTAACAAATCTAAGAACAAAATTATATGGAAAAGTTTCAATAAATAAAATTTAAAAAATTTAATATTTTTTCTCATTTATTATTCGAAAAATCTATTATTTGAAAAATCTATTATTAAAAGTTGAATTATAAATAAAATTAATTTATATAAATCATTTATTTGATGATTATCAAATGATTTATTAATGGAGATTAAAATAATTTGTGAGTGGTAAATATTAAATGATTTAGAATTGTATTAAATCATTTAATTTGATGTGTCGAGAACATTACTGGTCACTTTTAACGTTAACAGGGGGATCAAAGCATAAGATTTTAAACTAGATTAAAATCAAAGAAATTCAATAAAGACTGATTTGGTTTTTATTGTTGAAATTAAGAAATTTTAAAAAATGTTAATTAGCGGAAATTTGTGTACTGATAAAAATAATTCAAATCATATACCATCAACACCAAATTCTAATAGATTAAGAAGAAATTCTTCTTTTAATGGATCTTCTTTCAATTTATCTGCTAATTCTTCTAATTCTTCTTCTTCATATGAATTATCAGAATTAATTGAAATGAACCATTTAAATGATAATAATAATAGAAAAAAAAGTGAATTGCATAGAAATAATTCTTCAAAAGATACCACTGTAACATTTATTAATCCTTTAATGAAAGTTGAAATTCCAAATAATTCTCTTCCATCATCTGGAATAAAAATTATAGGAACAAAAGTAAAACAAACAAAATTACCAAAAAGGCCAAGTTCTATCGATTTAACTTTATATTTTAATCCTTTCAGTAAAAATGAAGGTTTAATTATTTGGAAAAACTTAAATTTTTAGATCCACCACAAAAAGTATATTCGAAAAACTTACCCAATTTATTTGGAATAAATTGGGATGAATCAAAAACTTCTGAAAAAACCAAAAAGGATAAAAAGGATAAAAAAGATAAAAAAGATAAAAAAGAAAAAATAAAATCAACAAAGAAAGATGAAAGATGTTCGAGAATTGAAGAAAGATCATCCAAAAGAGATGAATTTCATTTTGTTCAAAATCCTTTATTTGGTAAAAATATTGAAAATCCTGGATGGAAATCAACTCTTAAAAAATATTCCAAAACTAATAATAATGATAATTCAAAGAATTTTAATTTATTATTTACAAATTCCAAAGATAGAATAGAAATATATTCAAAAAAGGATTTTACTATTGAAAGTGAAATTGGATCTGGAAATTTTGGAAAAGTTTATCTTGGAAAAATAACAAATAATAATTCTAAATTAAAAGATAAAAAATTAGCTATAAAAATCGAAAAAGAAGATTCTCCAAAATCAAATACTCCATCAGAAAATTTATATAAAGAAGCAGTAATTTGCAATAATATAAAACATGAAAATATTATTCAATTTTATGCAATTTGTAAAATTCCATCTTTGATTGATGAACAATATAATTGGGGATTAATATTTGAATATCAAAATGGTGGAGATTTAAAACATTATTTAGATGATAACAAATCTATTGGAATACCATTAAAATTAAAATTAAATTTTATCAACCAAATTGTAAATGGAATGGCTTACCTAGAATTAAATGGAATAGTTCACAGAGATTTAGCTTGTAGAAATATATTATTATCGACAATTCCATCAAATAATAGAAATAATAATGAAATGTTTGGAACAAACGAATTGCTTTCAGCTGGATTTATTAATTTGAAAATTACTGATTTTGGAATGAGCAGAAAAATGGAAGGAACATTAGAAGAATTACAATATAAATCATTGAAAAAAGATATAGATTTACCAATAAGATGGACAAGTCCAGAAGCTTTAATTGATAAAATATTTACATCCAGTTCAGATGTTTGGTCTTTTGGAATGGTTTTATGGGAAATATTTTCAAATGGACGTATTCCATTTCCAGAAAAAACATTTAATGAAGCAGCTCAATATTTGATTAAAATATATAATGAAGATAAAAAAGAAATTAATTTATCTCAATATTTAGATGTATTTAATGAACATATTCCGACAAAAGAATTATATGAAACATGTTTATATATTAATCCATCAGAAAGACCATCTTTTAGAAAAATATCAACTTTAACATCAAAAAGATATTATTTAGATCCATCATTATTACCATCATTTAATGAATTAAAAAGTATAGAAGATGAATTAAATCAAATAGATAATGAAATAGAAATTTTAAATAATCAAAAATGAATAAAATTTTTTAATTAAAATTAATAAATAAATTATAAATAAATTATTTTCATTTAATTCAAAAGAAATAGATTCTTTAATAATATTATTTAAATGATTTAT